TCGTTCAATACGCAATCTTGTTTTGACCAGTCGTGGCGAAAGTTTTTATAATCAACTCAAGGGTAGTCGGTTAAATAGTCTATTATTTGAAAATATTGATGAAGTAACCGGCGCAGCAATTGAAGATGAGATCAGAGAGGTTATTACTAATTATGAGCCAAGAGTTGAATTGATCTCGGTTAAATCATCACCAGACTATGATAACTATGGTTATAATCTGAGCATTGTTTACAGTGTTATTGGTACCGATGCTCAACCAAGAGTTTTAAATTTTGCTCTCAATTCGGTAAGATAATCATATGTTTTCCAATCTTAACTTTGATCAAATACGGATTTCTCTAAGAGATTATCTTCGGTCAAACTCAAACTTTACCGATTATGATTTTGATGGAAGTAATCTAGCAACAATTGTAGATTTACTTGCCTATAATACTTACATCACCTCTTACAATGCCAATATGGTAAGTAATGAGGTTTTTCTTGATTCAGCAACTCTAAGAGAAAATGTTGTCGCCAGAGCAAGAGAGATTGGTTATGTTCCAAGAAGTAGAACCTCAGCAAGAGCAAGTATTAGCTTCTTTGTAGACACTTCTAATTTTTCCACCAATCCTTTAACACTTACTCTAAAAAAAGGAGTTGTTGTCACGTCTAATGTGAGTGTCAATGGAGTAAATTTTGTTTTTGCTATCCCAGACGACATCACGGTTCCTGTAATTAATAATCTGGCATTTTTTGATAACATTACCATTTATGAAGGAACCTACATCACCCAGAACTTTACCTATGATAGTAATCTTCCAAATCAAAGATTTATCTTAGAAAATCCATTTATTGATACCTCAACCATTCAGGTAACCGTTAGAGACACAATTTCTTCTACGAACAGAAAGCAATATAGACAAACCAAAAATCTATTTGACATTACATCCGAATCAAAGATCTTTTTTATTCAAGAAATTGAAGATCAAAGATACGAAATCATTTTTGGTGATGGTGTATTCGGTAGAGCATTAGAACAAGGTAATTACATTGAGGTAAATTACATTGTATGTAATGGGGAGTCCTCTAATGGAGCCTCAAGTTTTGGATTTTCTGGTCGTATTGTAGATAATAATGGTCGGGTTGTAACTGCTGGGATTTCTTTGGTGACAACCAATTCTCCAGCTCAGAGTGGCAAAGAAATTGAAAGTGTAAATTCAATTAAGAGCTTTGCTCCCCGCATTTACTCTTCACAAAATCGCGCTGTAACCACTGATGATTATGCCGCTCTGATTCCATCCATTTATCCAGAAGTTGAATCTGTATCTGTCTTTGGTGGTGAAGAACTCAATCCACCAAAATTTGGAAAGGTTTATATTTCAATTAAACCTATTAATGGTGAATTTGTTTCTTATTCTGTAAAAGAAAACATCAAAAAAAGTCTAAGAAAGTATTCGGTTGCTGGTATTGTACCGGAAATCTTAGATCTAAAATATCTTTATGTTGAAATTGATTCAACCATTTATTACAATACAAATGCTGCTCCTTCCGCTGACTATGTGCTCACATTAATCAGTGAAAATGTGAATAACTACGCTAAATCACAAGAAATGAATCAATACGGGGCCAGATTTAAATACAGTAAATTCCTTAAAATTATTGATGAGAGTCACGAGTCTGTAACCTCAAACATTACAAAAATCAACATCAGACGTGATCTAAGAGTTCTGACAAATCAATTTGCCAATTACGAGATTTGTTTTGGCAATGCTCTTTATCCAAAGTCTTTAAATGGCTACAATATCAAGACATCTGGATTTAACATTTCTAATCTAAATCAAACAGTTTACATTGGAGATGTTCCTGATTCTGATAATAGAATGGGAAGGCTATTTTATTATCGTTTGGACTCAGATTCACAGCCTGTTATTGTGAATAACAATGCGGGTAAAATTGATTATAATAAAGGAGAAATTATTCTTTATCCAGTGAACATCACTAATACGGCAAAAACAAAAAATGCAAATCCAATCATAGAAATTTCTGCCGTGCCAAGATCCAATGATGTAATCGGATTACAAGATCTTTATTTACAAATAGACGTAAATAATACTACCTTAAATATGTTATCTGATGACATTGCTTCTGGACTAGATCAGTCTGGTTCATCATATAATTCTACATCCAGCTATCCAAACGGGAAACTTATAAGAATCTAAAATGCGTATAAAAGTAAGTTCTGTTGTTAATAATCAACTTCCCAACTTTGTAAAAGAGGAGTTTCCTCTTGCCCAAGAGTTCTTATCTCAATACTATAAATCAACCGAGGCTCCTGGGGGGCCATTTGATTTAATTCAAAACATAGACCAGTATGTAAAGTTAGATAATCTTACAAATCTTACGGTAGATACAAAATTAACCTCTGATGTTGGGTTATTCTCAGAAACTATTTTCGTAGATTCAACACTCGGATTTCCCGATTCTTATGGATTGCTTCTTATTGATAACGAGATTTTAACTTATACTTCTAAAACTAATCAATCATTTGAAGGATGTATTCGTGGCTTTAGTGGTGTTACTGAATATGGAACCGAACTTACTTTTTCAGAATCAGAAACTGAGTCGCACACCACAGGAGCTACGGTAAAAAATCTTAGTATTCTTTTCCTACAGGAGTTCTTTGAGAAATTAAAAATAAAAGTTACTCCAGGATTTGAGGGGCGCGATTTTTATTCTGGCTTAAATGAGGCTACTTTCATTAAGCAGGCCAAAGATTTTTATCAATCAAAAGGAACATTTCAATCATTTGAAATTCTTTTCAGGGCCCTCTATGGCCAAGACGTAGAAGTTATTCTACCAAGAGATTTTCTAATTTCAGCATCTAATGCTGAGTATAGAGTCACAAAAGATCTTGTTGTAGAGGCAATAACCGGAAATCCAGAAGACCTTGTTAATCTGACTCTGTATCAAGATGGAATTGTTGCTACAAATATAGTCAATAAGGTAGAAAAAATAATCAGAAGTGGCAAAACATATTATGTATTAAGTCTTGATTATGACATTTCTTCAAATGGTTCAATCCCAGGTGAATTTAGGGTAACACCAATTACAAAAAATGTTGCTCCTGTAGTAACTGGGAGCAATTCTATTGATGTTGATTCAACTGTTGGGTTTCCACAATCCGGATCGCTGATAATTACTCTACCAAACACGTCAACACTTACTGTTTCTTATGGTGATAAGACCCTAACCGAATTCATAGATTGTTCTGGTATTACTCAAGACATCCAAACCGGAACTGAAATAAAAATTGATGATTATGCTTATGGTATTTTTAATGGCAATAGAATTTCGGTAAGAATAACTTCTGTTTTATCTAATTTTATTCTTCCAAAGGAAAGCCGCTATGCAACCAAAAAAGACCCTATTTTCATAAAGGCATTTGGCAGAAGCGAAAACAATTTTATAGCTAATAATTGGTTATTTAATATTGTCAATCAATTTGATGTTGCAAGTGTACAATTAAAATCCTCAGATAATAGCTATCTAGTAACAACAAAAGAAGAAAATAATTTCAACATCGGTGACAATGTGTCTCTTCTGGCGTCAACTGGTGTTGAAGTCAAATCAAATATTATTAGAGTTGAAAGTCGTAATGCTTTTATTATTCAGAGTAATTCTATAATTAATACGGGATTATCTTACGTTGTTCGTAGAAACATCTTAAGAGCCCAGTCAACAACTTTCCCCGAAATTTCAAAATATAAGTCAAACGTCCAGAACACATATTATGATTCTGAGAACTCAATTTATGTTGCCTCCTCCTCACTTCCTGCCTATTTGAATACACCAATTGTATCTGGAACTAATTCGGCGATTGTTAATGGTACTTTCACTGATGGCATTATAAGATTTACAACAAATCATCGGTTTTTAACTGGTGATCAGGTTTATTATACTGGGGATGGAATAAGAAATAAAGATTATTTTGTAAAGGTAATTTCTTCTAATTCAATTAAACTATTCCAAAGTTTAAATGACATCTATAGTGAAAATTCTTCCAATCCAAATTGGATTATTCCAAGCGGGCCAATTGCAAGTGGAAGAATACAATTTTCTTCCCTTTATGGTAAAACACTGAATAGTCAGAGATTAATTAGAAAAATAGAACCAACCCTCAATAGTTCATCTATTGTAGAAACCGAACCTGGATCAATTGGTATTTTTATCAATGGCGTAGAGTTATCCAACTACAAATCCGAAGACCAAATTTATTATGGTCCAATTGAAGAGATTATTCCGGTTTCACCGGGTTCTGATTATGATGTAATTAATCCACCAATTCTTCAAATCTCAGATCCTGTTGGCACTGGAGCATCAGCATTTGCCGATGTTAAAGGTAAATTGGTTAGAATTGACATTATTGACCCCGGTTTTGATTATCTTGAGTCTCCTGAAATTACTATTCGTGGTGGTAATGGATCTGGGGCAACTGCCTCTGCAAGAATGGTACAGTTTGAACACACAGTTCAATTTAATTCTCAAATTGTAAATGTTGCTAATGATACCATTGGGTTTTCAACCTATCATAAATTTAGAGATTTTGAAGAAGTTGTATATGACCCTCAGGGACAAAAAGCAATTTCCGGGTTAACAACAAATGCTTCGTATTTGGTATCCGTTCAAGATGAGTTTAACGTAAAACTTCTAAAACCAGAGACGGCTTCTGTTGTTGGATTTTCTTCTATTGGTGAAGGTATTCATAGATTAAAATCAAAAAATAATAAACTAAAAATAGGTTCTATTGATGTAGTTTCCCCAGGAAACAATTATTCAAGTAGAAAAATTGTTGTACAATCATCTGGTATTAGTACCTCCGATAACACTATTTTTTATAAAAATCACGGTTTCACAAGTGGTGAGATTGTAAAGTATGTTGCGGAATTAACTCCAATATCACCACTGACATCTTCAACCGAGTATTATATTACTGTAGTAGACAAAAATACATTCAGAATTTCTGATAATAAGGAAAATTATGATAAGAAAATTACAATCAATTTGACCACTGCTCCAGCGGGGACTCATATTTTTACATATCCAGACATTACCTTAACCATTAAGGGTAGAGTCGGTATTT